TCGCACAGTCTTGATTAAAGGCTCAAACACACCATCAAAGCCCTGCTCTGTGATCGTGCCACACTCCTTACCCTGGCGCACCTGCTCAGAATGTAAAAGGAGAGACTCCACGTCGGGATTGCCACGGCCAGTCCCCATAAAAGGCACCGTCAAGAAAGGACGAGCCTGCTGGCGGATCAAGCAACGGTTATTCTTAAACTCGGGCTGGTTCTTCAACACACTCTCAGAATCAATCGCCTTGTTATTCGCCCCGAAACCCTCACGAGGATACAGGAGAAGATTAGGGATAGAAAGGGGATTGACTTTGCGTGCGTCGGGAACCAGATTTACAGTCGCATATTTACCAGGTCCAACGGACTGGGAATAGTAGGAGGCAATTCCACAAGCGTCGTCCCGTGTATGGGTTAGACGGTTGATTTCCATCTTCTCCTCTAACACCAGAAAGAAGACAAATGGCGTCAACACTGAAGAAGACATTTTGCCGTTGCATCAAAAAAGTGCGGAAAACAGTGAAGTTACGCAAAGGTTCGCCGAAAACGGCTGCTGCAAAGGAGAGTGCTGCGATAGGTATATGTGTGAAATCCGTTTTACAGACCCGGGGGAAAACTCTAAAACGATTTTCATGTAATGTAAAAAAGGGGTTTCTTAAGACTCAGAAACTAGCCTAAGTATTTAGCCAGGGGATAGCAGCGCCATTTGTTCCGCCATAGCATGCCTTGGCATTGCCCTCTTTGCAGGTCTTGCCTGGTATTTTGTAGAGCCATTCCTGATAACTCTTTTGGTCATTGGGTATGGTTGTAATTGGTTGTGTAGCGAATTGCCGCTGACTCTGTGATTTTCCAAATACATCGGTGGGATCCGAATACCAGTGAACCCGGAAGAAGTCATCCAGTCGCAGTTTTGACTGAGGTGTTGTTATATCTGGAGCGCCAGGCCTCGTCGGGGCGTATTTGATCTCATCAATAAGGATATTGCCAAAGGGGTTTCTTGATGTTGCAGCAAGTGTCCCTTTTACACCTACTTGATTGAAATCGGGAGACAATGCGGGGGCGAATCCTTCAACAGGTGTGTTAGAGGAACCACTTGCATCTGCAGCTGCTACTCGGAAAGCATCGACATCTCGCAGTTTGAGGAACGTAGGGATCAAATACACAGTGGCAACAATACCTGCAAAGAGAGGTGCAGATGAGAGATTTGTAATTACAGAAAGTATAACTCCACTGAGGATTGAGAAAACGTAGACGAAGATGATCTCATTCACCAGCTCACTTGCACACACTCCTTTACGACGATTTAGATAGCGATCTAGCCAAGAAGATCGAAAGAGGTATCTAGGATCTTCCCACACATAGGGATCACAAAGAGGAATTTCTTGTTTGCTCATCTGCCTCTCTTTCTAACGAGAGGGATCACTTCTTTCCCTTCTTTGCCTCTAGTTTACGCCGCAATCTCGCCCGAGCCATGGCCAAACGCCCCTCTCCATCTCTCCCTACAGATCGTGCTTGTTCCTCGTCTTCAAATCCAAAGGACTGGCGGAAGGCTTCCATCATTTCAACAAACTGAGGGTTTTCACTGAATGTCTTCATCAGTTCTTCTGCCTCAGCAACCAACTCCTGAGGCCGCAGGGCTCCTGTCTGCACCTTCTGTTGGAGCTTCTTCGTCATCTTCTGGATGGTTGTCTGGAAGGCACCAGGGTTGCGCATGAAAACGTCCATCATCATTTGCAGTGCCTTGGTGGGGTCATTGCCACAGGCCTCTAGTCTCGCCGGGTCAATGCCGAAATCTTCAACACGGAATTCCTTGACAATCTCTTCAGCCAATTTGGCAATCTGACCCTTGAGGAACTTCTCTGGAATCTGAGGAAAGGCCTTCCCATCTGCAGCACTTCCAAACATCTTCGCAATTTTTTCACTGAGGCCTGAAAAGTCAATCCCATCTAGCTTCGACTTCATGTCATCCATCATCTTGTTTGCCCATTCTTGATTCCATGCTGTATCACCTGAGAGATCAGCTGTAGTCTCTGAATCCATGAGAAGTGTAAAAGAGAGAACTGTTAGGTATTCTTGAACAGCCTTCTTTGACTTTGCGGAAAGGGATTCCCAGATGGGCTGTGTCATCGTAACACCAGGGAGGACTTGTTCAGGGCATACCTTATTATCTCTTCCAGGAGAGCACTTGGGCAAGACAGTTGACCGGAAAGCCTCACGACGTGCCTCAGGGGCGAGGGCGAGGGCTGCTTGGATTTGGGCAGTGAATTCTGGGCAGGTGGCGAGAAGATCTCTGCCAAATTCTTCATATTTGGTGTTAAAGATGGACTGGAGAGATTGGGGGGTGGTATCGTTGCCTGTCTGGCTGTCTGCCTTGCTGCCTGACTGACTGCCTGACTGGCTGCCTGACTGACTGCCTGACTGATTGCCTGACTGATTGCCTGACTGATTGGAGGCCATTCTATGGGTTCTGATCAGTCTCTTTTAACATCTTTAACGTGGTGATTTGCATTAGCTTCGCTAGGCGGCTCAGGCCTTTCAGGCCTTCGCCTTTGACTCATTTGCTGAGGCAGCTAAAGCTTAGGCTTTAGCTTTGTCCGATAGCAAAACAAGAACCTTCAGGTGCTTCCAGATAGCCTGGCGATTAGCCTCTGACATTACAGGCCAGTGCTTATCAAAAATCATCAGCGCCGGGGAAATTTCATTGAACTGCGTGCTGATTGCGGATTTGGCAAAAGCAATCACCTTCTCTTCATCCTCAGCCAGGATCTCATCGTGCAGCGGCTTTGCCACATATTCAATAAACATGTCGAGGATGAGTCGAGGGTTGATCTTCTTCGCCCCCTGCAGTGCCTCAAGTGCCATTTTGATATCCTTCTCTTCAGGATACGTGGCAAACAGGTCCTCAAAGAAACTGATGAGCTTATTGTTAAAGAGACCAAGTGTGGTAGTCATTCCTCTTTCTCTACTTTCAGGGATTCCGCTTTAGATTTCAGATCTACTGCCGTGCAGGCCCATGAGGGACACCGAGGTCTCGCTGTTGTTTATACATGTCCAATTGTTTATCAAACATTTGTTCTTTCTTACTCCGAGTTCCCTGATTCTGTATGGCTTGATCCAAGGGGGCCAGTGACTGTCTATCGCCCGGAGTAGCTCCTCCGTTCAAGTATGTGAAAGCCCCTGGTATCGTAGACCCTCCATTTCCACCCGTAGATGTGTCAGAGTCAATGAAGCTGTAACCAGCATTTCCCATTCCACCCATTTCATTATCAACCCAAGACACAGGCTCGGTCACAGCAGCCTGCGCCCTCTCAGAAGTCTTTGCAGGCATCTCTTTCATCTTCCTCTCATACAACCAGTTCATGACCTCCGTATCAGTCTTGACAGGCTCTTTATCACCATCAATCACAATGGTCGGCACTTGCTTCAGCCAGGCCGGTAATGCCGGCCGATTCGGTGAAGGGTCCACACAGATGAAGTTGAATTCAGAAGCCCAAGGTGTCTTCGCCAACTCTTCTAGAAAAGCTTTTGACCACTGATCCTTCTTGCTATTGCTGTAAAAACATAGATTCTTCTTCGTCTGATACCGATTCATCTACATGTATACCCCTCTTACACCGGTAAACAGGAACACGCATGGGCTAAAATTGAAAGCCGGGGGCAATTGTAGAGTGAGTCCCACCAGCATACAATGGTCTTTCAGAATCTAGAATCTGTTGACCGTCGAACTCTTAAGTTTATTCTCAGCCCCACCCGTGTTACGTATGCAAATACACTTCGCCGTGCCATTCAGACTGAAGTCAAAATTCTTGGATTTCGAGCTGATATGACAGAGGATGGCACGACAACCGATGTGAAAGTGTTTAAGAACACGACCGCCATGTCAAATGAAATGCTGGCTGATCGCATTGGCCTCGTGCCCATCAAGTTCCCTGACTCTTTCGTCAAGGAGTGGGAGAAGGAGCGAGTCCTCTTTCGCCTGCACGTGAAGAATGAGACAGAGGAGATTCGCTATGTAACAGCGAGTGACTTCCAGTGTCTGGAGAATAGGCCCGAGGGACAAACCGCCATTCCTAACACGCAGTTCTTTGAGCCTGATCCTGTTTCAGGCGACACCTGTCTCATTGCGATTTTAAAGCCGATGGTTGATGGTCAGGAGCCAGAGGAGATCCATCTAGAGGCCTATGCCAGTCTGGGCAGGGGTCGTGAGCATACTCGTTTCAACCCCACCTCCCAGTGTAGCTATGGGTATACACGGGATGAGGATCCAGCCCGCCTGGAGGAGATTTGGACCACCTGGCTGCGTGAACAGAAGAAGGTCGATCCGAAGGATCTCGAAAAGGATCCAGAGAGGGACAGCCAGCTGGAACGGGAATTCCGCAGCCTAGAAATTTACCGCTGTTTCAAGGCCGATCCTGATGGCGAACCCTATAGTTTCGACTTTACCATTGAGAGCCTTGGGACTATGCGGACCTTTGCAATTGTATCCGATGCACTTTCAGCGATTGCAGCCCTCTGTGACAAGTATGCAAGTATTGACAGGGGAGAGCTGCCAGAGAATGTAGAAATCCAGCCTGCCGATGCCCGCCTCAAGGGCTTTGACTTCTGGTTCCGTGGAGAAGACCATACTCTAGGCAATCTTCTGCAGACTTGGATTGATGATAATCTGATTGATGCCCCTACATCAGGAATTAGCTTTGCAGGCTACAAGGTGCCTCATCCTCTTCGAGATGAAATGGTTCTCCGAGTAGGATGTGAAGATGGAAAAGAGGCAACCGTCAGGCTGGCCATTGCCCAGGCCGCCGCCGGCTGCGCAGACATGTTCCGAAAGTGGCTCGACGAGTGGCTCAGCAGTATCTCTGGCCTCCCTGGCACTACACCCAAGTCGCCCAATTTCGGTGCACCAGAGCCCGTGGGTCCTTGGGAAGCCCATGCTGCCAGCAAACCCCCTGTCCCTGCCCCTGCTGTCAAGAAAACAGCACGTCCTACTGCCAAGCGCCCCACTGCAAAGTAAAGACTCTGCGGAAAACCGAAAGCCTCAATAAATGGCGAAAGCAAATAAATCTCTCTCACAATTGATACCTTTAGCAATAGCAATTGTGAGTTTTTATTTAGCATATCATATCCTTAAATATGCCTTCTTTTACTATCGAGTGAATACTACTAAATCCTACATAGATCCCCCTTTTACACCTAGCCCTGTGTCAGAGGAGGATCGAAAGACCTACACATGGCTTATTCACATGTATCCCCCTGTGCATAATGCTGGTGCAGAATGGATGGCTCATGCAATGAACAAATATTTAGTGGAAGAGACTGATAGCCGAGTGAATGTGGTGTTAAACACGGCCCCTGTGAAAGAGTTTGAACGAGTGCAGATTGTAGATAGACATAACAAGCAGCTTGTCAGATCTACAGTTCAACATTCAGCAGTTCTCCTCTCACACCTTGACATGGAAATTATGGCAGTTCAAACGGCAATTCAAACCAAACGGCCCCTTGTTCTTGTTATGCATAACAATTACAGAAAACCCTATTTACAAGAGTTTGTTCGTATGTTAAAGGGGAATTTGTATTTAGTGCACAATAGTTATTGGCTAAAAGAATACTATAGTATATTCAACCTTCCTTCTATAGTCGTGTATCCTCCTGTTGACTGGAGGGAGTATAAAACAGACAGGACGCCTGAATATGTTACATTGATTAACTTGAATCGTAACAAGGGTGGTGATGTTCTTATTAAAATTGCAAAAGCAATGCCTGATGTCCAGTTTTTAGGTGTAAGAGGAGGATATGATGGTCAGATTGTAGATGCAAGTATCAAAAATATAAAATATGTGGAGAACACCGCATATATCAAAGAAATTTACAGCCAGACAGATATTCTACTTGTCCCTTCTGAAGAAGAAAGTTGGGGTCGAGTGGCCATTGAAGCGATGTCGAGCGGAATTCCTGTGATAGCCCATCCTACACCAGGATTACTGGAGAGTTGTGGGGATGCGGGAATTTTTTGTCGACGATCCGATATTGGAGCCTGGGTTTCTGCCATTCGTCGGTTGAAGGAAGACAAGGTCCACTACGAAGCCCAGTCGAGTAAATCCTTCAGAAGGGCACAAGAACTTGATCCACTGACTCAACTGGCAGCCTTTGGACAGTGGATGCAAGGGCTAAGGTGGAAGGAGTAAAGTGTCTTTCAGATGCAATACACAGGTGTTGAAATTATTGTGGCAAGATACCAAGAAAATGTGCGATGGCTAGAGTCTATACCTTATGAACTCTACGATCGCATGACTATTTATAACAAAGGAGATGATATTGATATTCATTGTAAAAATCTTCAAGTCATTAAACTTCAGAATGTAGGTCGAGATATT